GGACTACGCGAACAAATCAAGGCATTGAGCAAACAAAGTCACTATGAGGCATACAAAGAAAACTTTCAGGCCTATGATAGTGAAGAAATACCTCAAGACGTAGTTGAGGATTTCAAACAAAAATTCACGGTCAGATCATTCAAAGAAGATATCGCAACTGTGTTTCCGGTCTTATACAGACTGATGAAAGAAGGAAGCACTATAGGCTATGACGACATAGTCGCTATGACACAAGAAGAAATCAACAACGAAGACCTAACGGTTGAAACAGAAGACAATGACCCATTTGCTCAATTTGAATCATGGGTCATGGGCCTAGGCGAAGACAGTGCAGTGACCAGTGAAGATCCTGAAGAACAAGCAGCAGCACTACAGGGACTACAAGAACTTGTAGGACAACACTTCCCAGCAGGCGTCGATGGAACTAATGCCATTGAAAGTCTTAAAGGCCTAATTGAAGATCCAGAATTATACAAACGAATTAAAGAACAGGCAGCAGAAGATCCAGATGCATGTGTGAGACCATTGGTCAAAGAATGGCTCGAGCTCAACGCACCTGAAGCATTAGAACAATTGGATTTTGGTGACATGGTGGATGACCCGGAAGCAGCCCAAGGAGGTGACCAAACTGCCCCGGAAGCGGAACCAGCACCAGTTGATCCAGCAGCAGCGGCTGTACCTGCAGAGGAACCAGTACCGCAGGAAGCCATTGACTCCGATAATCCAAGAGATTATGAAAGACCAGCGGTTGACCGCAAGAAATCGGGCCAACCACCGTTGACCATGAAAGATGTAGAATACAAAGACGACAAGCCCAAACGTGATTTTGAAAAGAGAAAACAAAGGCTCAATACTGAAGAATTGGCAGAATTCCTACATAGTTTCTATGACAGAGACTCAGGCACATTCCCCAAAGGCCCAGAAGGCGTATGCACTATGGTAGGCAAGAAGTTCGGTGAACAGGCAGAATCAGTTGCTCGTAAAATGGTAGAAAGAATGGCACCACAACAGCAAGATCCACAGATTGCAGAATTGTCTCGTATTAGAGAACTTGCCGGAACGACAGCTCGGGTCTCAGAAGATCTGCAGGCAGACGATGGCCAGGCTTACGACGACTCTGCAGACTTCTTCGGTCAATTTGAAGCAGATCATTTTGATGAAGAGAAAGAAAGCGATGATGGCATGGAAATTCGCGGATACATTGATGGTGTCAATGTAATGGCTTGGAGATTCGACGATGAGAGCAAAACCAGTGGATACGGTAACTACGACGACTCAACACTTGGTCAGGAAGAATCGTCAGAATTAACTCGTATCAGAGAATTGTCAGGCATTAGTCAAGGCATTAGAATGTAAAGATTTCGTCGCAGTTAGATCGGGCACTTCGGTGCCCTTTCTTTTGGCAAAACAATATCAAAAAATACGCAGATAATCATTGACCTTGATAAATAAAAAGCGCATAATAAAACATGTGCATAAGGCATATAAACATTTTAGGCATAACACAAGGAGGCATTTAAAATGGCAACATTATCAGAAATCCGTGCGAAACTTCAAGAAGCACAATCAAAGTCCACAGGACAATCCACCGGCGGTGGAGACAACGCAATTTACCCACACTGGAACATGCAAGAAGGCAAAGAAGCTGTCGTACGTTTCTTACCTGACGGTAATCCCAACAACACATTTTTCTGGGTAGAACGTGCAATGATCAAATTGCCGTTCGCAGGTATCAAAGGTGAAACAGATAGCAGAGCAGTGCAGGTACAGGTTCCCTGTGTGGAAATGTATAACGACGGCACAGCATGCCCGATCCTATCGGAAGTGCGTGGTTGGTTCAAAGACAAATCACTAGAAGAAATGGGTCGTAAGTATTGGAAAAAGCGTTCATACATTTTCCAAGGATTTGTTGTTGAAGATCCGCTCAAGGAAGATAAACTTCCAGACAATCCTATCCGTAGATTCATTATCGGTCCTCAGATCTATGCTATTATCCGTTCAGCATTGATGGATCCAGAATTGGATGAGTTGCCAACAGACTACTTGAAAGGTCTGGACTTCCGTATTGCCAAGACATCAAAAGGTGGTTTTGCTGACTACTCTACTTCAAAGTGGAGCCGTCGTGAGCGTTCATTGACTGATGTAGAAACCGCAGCAGTAGAGTCACATGGTCTTTTTGATCTCAGCGGATTCTTACCAAAGAAACCCACTGATGTTGAACTTAAAGTTATGAAAGAAATGTTTGAAGCTTCTGTAGATGGTGAAGCCTATGACATGGAACGTTGGGGACAATATTTTAAACCAGCAGGCATGAGCCAAGCCACTGGTGATCCTAATAGACCAACGGCTGTTGCTGCTCCTATTGCAGATGCAGATGACGAACCAGCTCCTGTAGTTAAGGCCGCTCCAGCAGCCGCTCCGGCAGCTTCAACAGAATCTGCTAGTCGTGCGCAAGACATTCTTGCCATGATTCGCAATCGTCAAAAGTAATAAGACTAAACTAGAGTAGTGCGAGCAAGCCTCGCACTCTCTTTCATATCTCTGGAGAAAAATATGGCAAAACTAACTAAATTATCAAAAGTAAATGAATCGATTACTATCAATCGCTATGACAACGCTTGGATGGTAGAGATCGGTGGACGAGACAAAAAAGAAGATTGGAAGAATTCTAAAACAGTCTGCAACACAGAAGAAGAATTAATTGCGTTAATCAAAGAATACAACGCAATGGACCTGGACAATTAATATGGCAAAAGCATTTGATATTTCTAAATTTAGAAAGTCAATTACTAAATCTATTGACGGTTTAAGTATTGGCTTTAACGACCCAACTGATTGGGTCAGTACAAACAACTATGCATTAAATTATCTTATTAGCGGAGACTTTAAACGTGGTATTCCGCTAGGTAAAGTTACAGTATTTGCAGGCGAAAGTGGCGCAGGTAAGAGTTTTATCTGTTCAGGCAATCTAGTTAAGAATGCACAAGCACAAGGTATCTTTCCGATCTTGATTGATACAGAAAATGCGCTTGACGAGAAATGGTTACACGCACTTGAAGTTGATACAAGTCCAGATAAGTTGTTGAAACTTAACATGGCCATGATTGACGATGTGGCAAAAACTATTACAGAATTTGTTGCAGAATACAAGACAATGCCAGAAGACGAGCGTCCTAAAGTATTGTTCATCATTGACAGTCTTGGAATGTTACTGACTCCCACTGATGTTAACCAGTTTCAAGCCGGGGATCTCAAAGGTGACATGGGCCGTAAACCTAAAGCACTCACAGCACTGGTTCGTAATTGTGTAAACATGTTTGGTAGTCTAGGTATTGGTCTAGTCGCAACCAATCACACATACGCAAGCCAAGACATGTTTGATCCAGACGACAAGATCAGTGGCGGTCAAGGTTTTATCTACGCCAGTTCAATCGTGGTTGCCATGCGTAAATTGAAACTGAAACTCGATGCTGATGGCAACAAGACCACAACTGTGCAAGGTATTCGTGCTGCTTGTAAGATCATGAAAACTCGTTATGCAAAGCCGTTTGAAAGTGTGCAGGTCGAGATTCCTTATGAAACAGGTATGAGTCCATATAGTGGATTAGTCGACCTGTTCGAAGCCAAAGGCATGCTCAAGAAAGAAGGTAACAGCCTTGTCTACACTACCAAAGACGGCGAGATCATCAAGCAGTTCCGCAAGGCTTGGGAACGTAATGAGAAAGACGGCCTAGACATTGCCATGGAAGATATTTCCAAACATGGTGAAATTTCCACATCTGAGATAACTACTACAGTTGAACCAGACTTGGAGGAATCTCAATGAAAGAAGATTTAATTGCTGACCTATGGCATGTGGTAATTGGACATATTCCTGAAAAACAAAGACCGGATGTGGCCACTGATTTTGTAAACACATTGCTTGACTACGGTATCAAAGAAAGTGTGTTAGACAGTTTGCAAGGAGTAGATCCTTTTCTTGACGAAGCTATCACATACGCCATCGACGGTGAAGAGATCGAAGAAGATGTAGACAGCTACGACGAAGAGGAATAAATGAATTGGTACGACAAGGTTAGTAAAGATATAAGCAACATTCCAGATGCTGCGGCCTATTATGAAGCTGAGTTAATCGAAGCAAAACAAGATGTCCGCATAGCGGGTAACATCGAGAAGGCAAGTTCGCAGATGCCCGGCATTGTGGAAGAACGCTTTAATCAACTTCAAGAAATTGAAGGTATCCTTGAATACTTAAATATTGAACTTCGTAGACTTCGCAGTCAACATTTTCGCAAGTATCTCGAAAATTATCAACGAGCTTTATCTTCAAGGGACTGTGAAAAGTTCGTTGAAGGTGAAGCTGACGTTGTAGACTTTGAAAAAATTATCAACGATTTCGCTCTTCTACGCAACAAATGGCTGGGCATTATCAAAGCACTTGACCAAAAACAATGGCATCTCAGCAACATTGTTAAACTACGAGTATCTGGACTAGAAGACGCCAGTCTTTAAATGCTAGATAATATACGCAGATAAATATCT